TAACTGGAATGTCTAAAGATGAGGCGACAGAATATTTAAGCGAGGAAAAATATCTAAATGCCGAAGAGGCTTTTAATTATGGTTTTATCGACGGTATAGAGGATGGTAAAACGGATTTAAGCTTAGTCGCAATGGCAGGAATGAAAGCGCATGAAAAGGTTGACTTTGATATGTCGAAATTTTGCGCTAAAATGGAAGCAATAGCCAATAACAAACAGGCCGTAATAAAGAATGCGTTTAGTAATTGCCAAACTCTACGAGAGGTAGAGCGAGCAATAAAAAGCGAGTATAAACTTTCTCAATCTGCTGCAACTGCGATAGTTGGAGCGGTAAAAAAGCAAGTTCACAGAGAGTGTGATTCTATGGCAAGCGAGAAAAACGAATTCGAAGCAAAACAGCTTCGGGAAGCGTTTAATCAATTTGAAATAGGTAATCACTATGGAACTACAAGCGGAATTAAAACAGGGCTTTGAAGCCATGGACAAAAAAGTCGGTGAGGCTTTAGCAAAGCACGATCAAGAAGTAATTGAGTTAGGCAAAGCAACCAAAGCATCAAGCGATGAATTAAAAGCTTTAACTAAAGATCATAAAGCAATGGCCGACCAGCTTACCGCGATGGGCGACCAGTTAACAAGCATTGAGCAAAAAGGCGTTAAAGCCGAAGAAAAACAAGCTTCTCAGGGTATTGGCTCTTTGTTTGTTGCTTCCGACGCATTTGCGAACTTTAAAAACGGTTCATCTTCACGCGCACGCGCAACATTCGAAAACAACACGATTGTAACTGGTGGTGATAACTCAGTAACACGCCATGATCAATTGCCTGGTGTTGTGCCTGGTGCGTTTAGAATGTTGACGGTTATGGATACTGTCACGCAAGGCCAAACGTCATCTAACATCGTTTACTATTCACGTGAACTTGGCTGGACTAATAACGCCGCCGGTACTGCTGAAGGTGGAAATAAGCCAGAATCAGATCTTACTTTTGAAGAGGTAACCGTACCGATCATCACAATCCCTCACTTTATCAAAGTGTCAAAGCAGGCTTTAGACGATAGCAGCTTTTTACAATCTTATATTGACCGACGCATGAGCCACGGCATTAATAATGCTGTAGAGCAGCAAGTCATTAGCGGTGACGGAACAGGCCAAAACTATTCTGGTTGGTTAGCTGCTGGTAACTTCGTGGAAATCGATCCTGCTGGTACCACTGATATTTACGGCCTAGCCTCTAAGCAAAAATACGCAATGATTGCCGCTGATTACATGCCGGAATATTTCTACATGAACCCGCTAGATTGGGCCACTGCTGAAACTATTCGACGCGCTGCTGGCGATGCTGCTTTTGTTGCTGCTTCTGGTGCTGTTAATTACGTTAATAACGGTTTACAACCGATGCTTTGGGGCTTGCCTGTTGTTCTTAGCAACAACATCCCACAGGGTTCTATTATCTGTAAATCAACCGTTGCTGATATGCACATGAACCGTCAATCCACGACTGTTGAAATGTTCGAGCAAGACGGCGATAACGTTACGACTAACCTTGTAACTATTCGAGCTGAAATGCGCGGTGCTGAGGCTGTAATGATTCCTACAGCTATTAACCGTGGTCTAATCTCAGGTATCACTTAATAGTGTTTAAGGGGGTGTAAAAGCCCCCTCTCAAGGTTTAAATATGAAATGTAAAGTATTAAAAACGACTCTCACTCCGTGGGGCGAGATCAAAGAAGGTGAAATTATCGATGCTGAAGGCGGAAAGCTTAAAGCGTTGGTGAAGCTTGGTTATATCGAAGAAGTTAAAACGAAATCAAAGTCTAAGAAAAAAGCAGATGCATAAAACGATTGTTATAACTCCGCCATTAGTTGAGCCAATAAGCCTAGATGAAGCCAAGGCCCAGCTAAGAATTAGCGAGAAAGCAACAAAAGACGATGAGCATATAAAAATGCTTATTAGTGTTGCTCGCGATCGTGCGGAACGTTTTTGCAATCGGTTTTTTACAGAACAAACGGTTTCAATTGTGTATAACTGCACATTGCCAGACCGTTATATAAATTTGCCATATCCTGATATTACTAGCGTTAGTAGTGTTAGTTATTTTCAGGCTGATGGCTCAGAGGTTCAAATTGATGCGTCGGATTATGTTTTTAATTCCAGATTGCAGACAATTACAGCTTTAACAATGTTTCCCGCTGATGCGGTTTCTTATCAAGTAACAGTCGTTACGGGTGCGCCGCTTGAATATCAAGGCGCTAAGATAGCTATGTTAATGACGCTCACTGATTTATTTGATTTGCGAGCAGAAAGCGTTGTTGGATTTTCTATTGCTAATAATCCGGCAGTAGTTAACAACATGTACCCTTATCGAGTTGAGCTAGGTGTTTAATGTACCAAGCAGGCGAACTAGACCAAGAAATAAATATTTATCGTTGGGTGTATGCCAGCGATGGACAAGGCGGAAAAGAAAAACAGCTTTCAACTATCGACGAATGCGAGAGCGCAAAACAAAGGCCGATGACTGGCAATGAGTCCGACCGTTATGACAAATTAAACGCGCAAGGTACAACCGTTTTTGTCATACGCAATAGAGACGATTTAAACGAATCCGATTTAATAGAATGGCAAGGCGAAAAATACAATATTCGTTACATTAAAAACAAAGGTTTAAGACATTCGTTTTTAGAAATATTCTGTGAATTTGGATGGCCTAATTAATGACAAAGCCATTCAAGATAACTGGCATAGATGAAACTGAATTGATACTGAAAAGTATCGCGCCTAAGCATGCTAGAAACTTATCAAGATCAACAGTTTTAGCAACCGCAAAAACGGTTGGGCAAAGAATCAAAGCAGTGGCGCCTATTGATGAGGGCGACATTAAAAAAAGTGTTAAATGGAAGCGTAAGAAGTCTAAACCAAGTAAGCCGATGGCCGTGGTTTTTTCTAAGCAAGTGACCGGCGGATATACGCCATACTGGTGGCGGTTTCAAGAACACGGAACAGGCGGAGAAAACCCGCAACCGGCAAAGCATTTTGTTAAAAGATCAGTTCGAAGAGTAATGACTCATATAGATAAAATATTTGCCATACATTTTAAAGAAAAGCTAAAAAAGAAAATTGCAGCAGAACAAAAGAAACTAGCTAAAAAATGAATTTTGAAAATGAGACACAAAAAGCAGTATATAACGCGCTTACATCTAACGATGAGTTAATGTGTCTTATCACCGATGTTTACGATTTTGTCGACCAAAATTATGAATACCCATATTTAACAATCGGTGAAGCAGACGATGATGAATATGATACGTTTTACGAAGTCGGTAGAGACTCGCTTTTTAGCGTTCACGTGTGGTCAAACGGTCGCGGCACTAAAGAAGCTTATGATATTTTGGGCAAAGTGTACGAGTCCTTAAATAGGGTTAAATTAATTGGATCTGACGATCTTAATTTTATTAATTGTAGCTACGAAAGTGGCGACATGTTGAGAGACGATGGCGGAATGATTTGGCATGGCGTCCATCAATATAGAATCTTAGTAGAGGAAATTTAAAATGGTTGCAAATGTAGGTCGCGAGCTACTCGTAAAGAAAAATTCGACAGTTATTGCCGGTATTCGTACCGCAACACTCGATTGGTCTGGTGAAAGTATTGACGTAACAACCGGAGAAGATGCCGGTGTTCGTTTATTGCTTGAAGCATCAGCACAAGAGCAAATTGATATGCCAATTGAAGGCATTATGAAAGAGGAAGAATTAAGAGATTTAACTATTGGCGCAAGCGCTGACAGAATCTTAACTGATATTGAGATTGAGTGGCCTATTACAGATCCGGCAAACTCCACACCAGCAACGTTGACCGGAAACTTTAGGCTTTCATCTTATAGTGAAGGCGCGCCATACAATGAGGCAATTACATTCAGCGGAACGCTAGAAAGTTCTGGGCCATTTGTTTACACAGCGGAGTCATAAAAATTTATGGTATTTGAAGAGATAAAACTAACTTGGGGCGGTGAAAATTTCACTTGCCCACCCGATCGAGTTTGGTTGATGATTCAGCACTTAGAGAAAAACGGTGTTGATATCATGGGGATAACGCAAGAAGGCGGAATAGTAAATAAATGCCTTTCGCTTTCTGAATCCCTTAACTTTCTCGGAATGCCTAACCCGCCCAAACCGGAAGAGGTCTACAGCCTTTTATTTACAGACCAAAATACTAATTTAAGTGAGTTTATTTTGGCTTTGCAAATGATGGTTATACCTCCAAATATTAGAAAGCAGGCTTTAGAAATGACGCCAGAAGAAGCAGAGCAAGAGGCAAAAAAGCCGAAAGCGCGGAAGCGCAAGAAAGCATCCTAAAAAGCGTTTATCAATTAGCGGTGGACAAGCTAGGGATTCAGCCTAGTGAGTTCTGGAAAATGTCGCCCACTGAATTATGGTGGATTTACGAATCTAAAATACCGCTAGAACAACGCCAAACCCCTAAAGAAAAATGGGGCAACTTGTACGAAATGCTAGGTACTTAAATGTCAAAAGCCGCCGATATAATGGTTCAAGTTGGCGCTGATATAGCGTCATTACAGCAGGGCATGGAGAAGGGCGCTAAAAGCGTTAAGGGCTTTGCTTCTAAAACCGCACCCGCTTTGAGAGATGCCGCAAACGATATTGCGAAAGTAGGCGCTGCGGCTGCTGCTGCGGCTGCTGGTGGTCTTTTAGCAATGACTAAAACCGCTACGGCGGCAGGTCGCGAGCTTAAAATATTCTCTCAAATTTCAAATACTTCGATAAGTGAATTTCAAAACTTAGCGAGCGCTGCTGCTGAATTTGGAATCACCAACGAAAAGCTGGCGGATCAGTTAAAGGACGTTAAGGATAGAGTAGGTGATTTTCTTGCTACTGGCGGCGGCCCTATGGCTGATTTTTTCGAGAATATCGCGCCGAAAGTCGGCGTTACTGCTGAACAATTCAATAAGCTTTCAGGATCACAAGCTTTACAGCTTTACATCACAAGTTTAGAAAAAGCTAATCTTAGTCAGTCAGAAATGACTTTTTACCTTGAAGCAATGGCTAGCGACTTAACGCAGTTGCAGCCTTTATTTGCTAACAATGGAAAGCTTATTTCGGATAACGCAAAGCGATTAGATGAGTTA